AATTTATCTTATGGAATGGATTTCTGTCATTGTAATATTATTGATTTTCTCGCCACTTGCTATATTTATTTTTGGCTCTGGGGTGTATTTGATTTCTCGGATTGTATCTGATTTATCATCTCAAAAAGCCGAGGAACTTGAACGTCAGAAGCGGAAAGCCGAGGCAGAACCTCTAGTGCAATACCTAAAAGAGTACTATCCACTCGTTTATCGTGCGATTTTTCCCGATTAATAAGTTCCCATGAATTAACAATAAGCCTAGCAATATCACTTAATGTTTCCGCATCATTTAAGTTTATTGCATACTCCAACATAGTTTTTAATGTCCTTATCATACCCGAAAAGTCCTTAGTTGCATAATCCACTTTTATGCCAATGCCAGTAGCTTGGTATAGAGTGGCGGCGGAAGCTCTAGCAGCAGATATAGACAAATCTTCTTTCACTTTATTTGTTCTTTCGTCGAACATTTCTTTCATTCTTTTATCCAAAGTGGCAGAATTATATATCTGATATCCTAATACTATTACCACTCCTATACTTGTCAAGGCTATTGATATACCTATTACCCATGATAGACATGAGTCAGTAAATGCAAAAGGCTCACATCTAATCAGTGCAGTAACGCTACATATAATCGCAGCGATCGACAAACAGTTGTTCCAATATGATTTAATCCAGTTTTTCATGTTGTTGCGGGATTAGTTATTCGATTAAAGAACCATCTTCGATATTAAGTTTAAAAGATTCTCTTTCTTTATCCCCATTTCTATATACGATATCAAAAGTAAAGTTTATAATATCGCCATTAATGTTTATCAACTTGTTTTTTATTATAAATTCTTCGGAATACTCTTTGTGTCGGTAATTCCAAATATAATCGCCATTAGTGATATTAACTAAAGACACAGAAGGGTATGATACATCTAGACCGCTAATATTATCGATGGGAATTAATTTATTGATGAGATAATCGTCTAATGGTATTTTTTTTATCTCATTACAATTATTATCAAGCAAAAAGTGATTTTTATACCCTAATGTGATAAAATATTCATTATTCCAATTTTTAAGGCTAATCACTGAATTGTCATATCTATTATAGTAAATTCTTTTCTCTTTACCGCCAATTGTGGAAATAATTTCGCTTGGTCCACCATAATTAACTAACAAAATAAGTCCATCATTTTTCATGATAAAGTTAGCTAAGACGATCTGGTCAATATTCCGTTCTTCAACTTCGCCAAATTCTAAATAGAATTTTTGACTGAATCCTTGGATCATTGGTGCTGTATATTCGAATATCTGTTCTTTTCTGTCGTTATATGCCGCAAACCACATATCGCCATTAAGGAACCCCGCTATTAATGCATTTTTAGCAACATTTTCTTCGTACTGCCAGCACTGAGTTGGTTTAGTCACCCCTCTAGGTAAATTGTACTCTTTTAAAAACTCATCTTGGTCGTCATCTTCCTTGCTGCATGCTTGTAGACAAAATACAGAAAAAAAAGCGATGATTGATAATGTTAATAATTTATTCATAATGTTTTGTTTTAGTGATTTATAATTCTGTTTATTTCTAGTTGTTTTTTATATATACAGTTCCGTAACATCTGTTTTCGTTACCGCTTATTTTAAATACTACTTCTCGACTACCACCGCTTTCTGTGATTTCTTTATGTATTTTCTCATTACTGGTTCCTCTAAAGTCTTTGGGAATATAACCGACTAGCTTATTATCGCCGTCTCTGTATATACCGACCGCGAATTTATCATTGGGGTTATTTGTTTCTGCCACTGCCTTTCCTTTATAAATGCCGAAATCTTTCGGAGTGATACCTCGGTAGTGCATACCTACCATTTCGTGATAAAAGTATCCGTCCGCGTTTGAGGGGATTTTGATTTCTTCGGATGGTACTGAATTGCTTTGAACTTCATTGATAGATGATTCTTTGGGTTTTGTCATTGCAATTTTTATTGCTAAGATTATAACTCCTGTTGCTACTAGGATTAATACTACTTCCATGTGTTTTGTTTTGTTATTAGTGTTTTTAAATCATTGTATTCTTTCTAATGCTTAATTTAACAAGTGCTAAAGCTCGAATCTTATCAATTCGTATATCTTTAGGCTCGTGGTGAGTATTATAGCTAACTAGCTTTATGTATCCTTCCTTTTCGGAGCGATTTACGTATTTAACGGCTAAATAGTCGTCGCCTCCTAGATCGAAAGAAACTAAATACATTTCTCCATATATGACGTCCGAAAAATCTCTAGTCTCTTTATATACGACAATATCGCCCGATTTAAGAAGCGGATACATACTATCTCCATTGACATATACGGCTCCGTCACATTTCGGCATGTTAGGAATGCTTATCTTTCCGAGTATATTTTGCCGTTTGTTGTCGAAAAGGGTTCTTAAGTTGGCGGCGGCGGTTACATCGTATAATAAAACTTCCTGTTCTTCTAGCGTCTTTTCAATGGCTTTTGGTTCGTTTAATATTTGGATATTAGAGTTTACTTTTATCATTTCCCCTTTTCCTGTAAGCAACCAATCTGAAGATATATTTTCGCATTTTGCAAATATTAAATCGTAATCAAGTGTATCTCTTGATAGCCATGAGCTAATTGTTGATGGGGCTACACCTAGATGTTTCGCAAATACTGATGGCTTACCATTACTATAGTAGGCTATTATTGCCTCTAATCTTTCTTTTTTTGTCATAAATTTGCGTTTTGAGAAATAAATTCGCAAAATGTTTTGCAAATTGCGAAACAAAGTCTATCTTTGTCGCATCAAAGTTAATCAATCAATAAAGAACTAACAAATAAAACAAAGGAATTATGAAAACAACAAGAATGGACACGACACCAATTAAACCAACATTGCAAGCGATGGAAGTAGGGCAAAGAACCGACTTTCCACGTAATCGAAGGAAATCTGTTAGAACAACCGCATCCGATTTAAAAACCGATGAAGATAAAATTTTTAGAACTTGGATCGACGGAGATAACATTTATGTTGAACGCAAAGAATAACAAGCAATGGGAAGAACTAAAACAATCGGAAAAGTTGAACCAATCGCAAAGAAATGGCTCAGCAAAGACGAGGCAAAATCCTACATAGGTTGCTCGGATGACTTTTTAAAAACACTCCGAGAGAATGCGCTCGTTTCTTTCTCCCAATTCGGAAAGATGATCTGGTATGATATATCAAGTATAGATAGATTCATACAAAGTAATAAAGTAGTATAACACACTAAAACAAAACATCATGCTAACACTCAAACAAAGCCCTATCGCTATCATCTTAATGCTCCTAGCGTGCAGCCTCGCAGATGGCGACCCAAAGCCGGGTAAACTTATCATCGCACTTCTGATCGTGTTTCTAACGATTATCTATGTGCTAGTCTGTAACTATATAAACGTAAAAAGACATGGCAGCGAATCATCAATGTATCGGTAACTGTCGAATGTGTACGGTTCTGGGCGCGTGTCCTGCTGATACTCTAACTTGCGAAGATTGCGGCGAAGAAATCGAACCGGGCGAAGAAATCGAGATAGAAGTAGAAACGTATGAACGCGGCAGACGCGGTACGAAAATAATCACCGTTTGCGCTCGCTGTTATGAGTCGCTTTATCAAGGAGTAAATGATAATTTTTAAATAATACATCAATGATTGGGAATGTTAAAACTGGCTATTGGGCTTTAGAAGAATTTCGAAAACCAAAGTTCTTAGATGCAAACTTTAGTTTAAAAAAGTTCCATATAGAAAAACACTCATTAAAGTTGGGTTTTGTAGAAGTAGCAAACGCAGTAATGGAAAATACGAGCTACATGTGTAATGTGAACGGAAATCTGCATAAGTACACCAATAAAGGCACACATGATGCAGATTCTTTCCGGCTGTCTGACTTACATCGTGTGTTCACTGAATTAAATAATCTTTATTGCGTGAATCCTTATGCAACCCCTCTTTATAGTGTTGAGTTTGGAGTAAATATCAAGCTTCCATACGATCCGCAACGAATATTGAAAGCGATCAGAATGTATAAGGGATATACGTTTACCCCGATAGGAAAAATCGGGCTTGAATACAAAACTAAAGAGTATCGAATTAAGATATATGACAAGGGGGAACAGTGTGACGTGCCGGGCTTCGAAAACGTTCTACGCATCGAAATGGCAACACAAAGTTCATATTTAAAAAAACGCGGCTTTTGCATTCCTTTGCTTGGAAATCTTTTGAATACTGATACATGGCGAGTATTTGAATTTCTTTTGCTTGAAGCTATAGATAACATAATGATTATTGAAGTCGTTCCGTTTGAGGGATTAACTAAAAAAGAGCGGGGGTTATTTGCGTTATTTCTTGGTGATGATTGGCAAGCACTTGACAAGGTTAAACGATGCAGGACGAAAAAGAAGTTTATCGAACTAGTAGAACGTCTTGAAATTTCAAAACCGACAAACTGGCAAGGATTGAATAGAAATGTTTTGCATAAAAAGAAAAAGACTTTCAAGGAAGTTGCAGAGCGCACAACAGCCTCATCGCTGAAAGACGAATTAAAAAGGATGATAAAAGAAGAATGTGAATTATTGCGAGATATAGACATTTAAATAGATAAATTATGACACATTGGAAAACTCAATTTAACTACGCCTATCTAGGCGCTTACAGCCTACCGGATGGGAAAGATATAATTCTTACTATCCGTGAAATGAAAAGAGGGGAAGTGGTCAACGCATCCGGCAAAAAAGAAGAATGCTTCATCGCTTACTTCTATGAAAATGTGAAACCGATGGTTCTCAACCGGACGAACTGCAAGACTATGACGAGGCTTTTCAAGAATACGAATTTCGAATCATGGATAAACAAGCAAATTCAGATTGGCGCGGTAATGGTGGACGCTTTCGGTGAAAAGGTTGATTCGCTCCGTATTCGTCCATTCATCCCGAAAATAGAAAACTCATTGCCTACGGTTGAAACCGGATCGGTGATCTGGAAAAACATTCTAGACGCATTGGCGGGCGGCTATACAGTTGCGCAAGTCCAAATGAAATACAAACTAACAAAAGAACAAATCAAAGAATTAGTAGCACATGAAATCAAGTGAGCAAAAAGAGATCGAATGGAAGGAAAGGAGACGAGGCAAAATAACTGCCTCTACGCTTCCCGATTTGATGAAAGCGGGCAAAGGTTGTCCGTTTGGTAAGGGTGCGTTTGATGCGATGTATTTAGTACGATACGAACGCAGGACCGGAACGATGCGAGAAAACGGAAGTAACAAGGCGTTTGATTGGGGACATGAAAACGAACCGCTAGCGGTCGAGTGGGTGAGGACCCAACTAATGAATGAAATCAAATCGTGTACAACCGATTTTAAAGACATTGTTTTCAATGAACCGTTTGAAGGTTTCGGCGATTCTCCCGATTTCTATGTGTATGGATTTGACGGGAAAGTTATCGCTCTAGGCGAAATCAAATGCCCGATGTCACAGGGTAAAATCGAATCTCTGCAATTCGGGAATACCATTGACGAAAAAGATGAATACTATTGGCAGTTCCTCGGTCATTTCCTCGGTCGCCCGGACGTAGACAAACTGTATTACGTCATCTATGACGGCTACGTGAACGACGGTCGGATACTTGAAATGAATCGCGCTGATCATGTAGACAATATAAAGAAACTCTATGATCGTATCCGATTAGCCAGTGAAATGATAGACGAATCTATTCGTTCCGGTCTGGATTTACTTGATTGTGTCGATAAGGCAAAATCGGTCCTAGAATTAAAGATACAGATCGAAGCATTAAAGCCGGACGCGAAAAACAGCGTACCGATCAAAAATCAGATTTATAAGCTACGGAAAGAAATACGCAAACTGACAAAGAAATAACCGTCACAACACTAACACAACACGATTAATCACATTTTTTATAAACACTTTAATAAACACGAAATTATGCACAATTGGTTTTTAACAAAAATCCGTTACGAGAAAGTAATGGAGGATGGAAGCAATAAGAAAGTAACTGAACCGTATTTAGTCGATGCGCTGAGTTTTACCGAGGCAGAAGCGCGAATAATCGAAGAAGTAACTCCGTTTATCTCCGGTGAGTTCACCGTATCCGATATTTCCCGCGCACATTATAGCGAGATATTTACGAGCGAAGAAGATTCTGCTGATAAATGGTATGCCGGACGACTCGCTTTTATTACGGTGGACGAAGTAAGTGGCAAAGAAAAGCGGATTTATACGAATGTTCTGGTACAAGCCGCAGATATTCACGATGCAATGAAGAAGCTCGACGAAGGTATGAAAGGAACGATGGCGGATTATTCTTCGATTTCGTTGAAAGAAACGGCGATTGTAGATGTCTATCCATACAATGTGGAGAACAAAGAACAACAAAAACATGATTAAACGACATTGGATGCTATTAATAGCCGTGATAGCTATCCCAATAGGAAATCGCCTATTTAACCATATTAGCGCATGGATGGGCATTATGGTTATTCTATCGGCTGTAATCTTCTTAATTTACAAACTAATTAAATTTCTAAAAATGAAAAATTTTAAGTTTTTACTATTGGCATTTATTGCCGTGATTTTGTTCGCTTCATGCGAACGCGTTGCTCCTAATTACGCGGGCGTTTTCATGGAAAATTATGGAAAAGACGGAAAGAAAGACTTTTCCATAAAAACGGGGCGTGTATCAACTTGGGAATGGGGAACAGAACTTTTTCAAGTTCCATTATTTGACCAAAGAGGTGATTTTGCCGAACCTGTTACGCTAAAAGCGGCTGATAATACAGAGTTTAAAGCTCGTCCGACATATTCATACAAAGTAATCAAAGAAAGGGCGGTTGATGTTGTATTTGATAATAAACATATTAGCGATGGAGGCGATTTTATGAGTTCTCTTGAAGATAACATCTTAGAACCGCGTATTTACGATTTAATAAAAGAAGAGAGCCGGAAACATAAAACAGATAGTTTAATGGCAGACGGAGGATCATTGATTTTTGAAAGGCGGTTAGAGCAAATAATCGAAACGGAATTTGAAAAACGCGGATTACAGTTACTAACTTTTTCTGCACAATTAGAATTTTCGGAAAAGGTACGTGAGAAAATAGATAGCCGTAATGAAGTGAATACAAACATTTCTGTATTAGATCAACAGATCGAAGAACAAAAGAAACTAAATGAGTTGGAGCAACTAAAAACAGAACAGGCTATCATTCGATCAAGAGGATTAACTAAAGAAATTTTGTACAAACAGTTTATTGATCGTTGGGACGGAAAAACGGCATTATATGGAATTGTTCCCGATTTTTTGAAAATAACTAAGTAGTAACGCGCCGGGTGAAAGTCCCGGCAAATCGGATAAGTGGCGGAATTGGTAAACGCTCCACCCTAGTGCGTGGAATTGGTTCCGATCGTGACGGACGTTCGCAAGCGGTCTGCGACAAATCTCGGTTCAAATCCGAGCTTATCCACATTCACAAACCAAAATAAAGACATGGCAAAGTATAACAATGTAAAGATAGAGGGATACGACTCTAAAAAGGAGTATCGGCGCGCTAAGGAGTTGAAACTACTCGAAAAGAAGGGGATTATAACCGGATTGCAAGAGCAAGTAAAATACGAGCTTATTTCGCCTCAATATCGTTTCTATGAAGTGCAGGGAGTGCGGAAGATGCTACGCAAAAAGGAACTTCTAGAACGAGGCGTTTACTATATCGCGGATTTCGTTTATTATCGAAATGGCGAGTATGTCGTTGAGGATACGAAAGGAGTTCGAACAAAGGAGTATATAATCAAACGGAAGCTCATGCTTTACGTTCATGTAATTAGAATAAAGGAGGTATAAAATGGCGAAGAAAACAACACAGGTACACAAAAGCGATTGCCGGACGTGTCGGAATGGCGGAGAAGAAAAGAACTTTATTTGTTATTGCTCCGTCCTTAAAGTGGGGCGGTCCATAGGGATAAGGATTTGTAGTTATTATGTAGCGCGATAGACTTTATAAGTGTGATGAATATAGACGGATATACGCTAACTGAGAAGATGAGAAAAGCGAGGCGACGTTTCAGATTTACCGCCACCGAACAAGCCCTATTTTACGAATTAGTGGCTATTTGTAACGGCGAAGATTGGAGGGACGTTTTCGATTGCTCGAACATTGAACTTTGTTTTGCGCTTAACGTGAACGAAAAAACGCTAATAAAAGCTCGTGAGTCTTTAATAAATGCAGGATTGGTTTATTATAAATCTGGTAAAAACAAACGTGTTATAAGCTCTTATTCTTTCGTGAAGGAATTTAAAACTACTACTGTAAATTTTACAGCCAATCGAACAGCCAATGATACAGTCAATCAGACAGCCAATGATTCAGTAGATAAGGGAGCCAATGATACAGGGGATAGTACAGACTATAATAAACTAAAACAGAAACCAAACAAAAATATACTCTCTAAAGTCTCTCATGGAGATTTCGATTTTATATCTAGCGATTTTTTAGAGACGTTTATTCTTTGGCTTGAATACAAAAAAGACAGGCGGGAAAACTATAAATCGGAAAAGTCACTTAAAGCGTGTTACAACAAATTAGTAAAATTAAGTAAGGGTGATCCGACTGCTGCATATCAAATCGTAAATGAGTCGATTGCAAATAATTGGTCGGGACTCTTTGAATTGAAAAACAAAAATGAATATGGAAACAAGAAGCAAACAGACTCTACCGATAGCGGCGATACTATCATACGGACTACCGTACTATGACGAGCCGATAGAAGTAGAGAAACGCCCGGAATGGTTTAAAGCGTGTTGTAAGTACGTTTGTCCCGGTTTTAAGATTGACGACTCCAACAAGAACCTAATGAATCAACTCTTTTTGTACACAGAAGGACGTGGCAAATTAGATACAAACAAAGGGCTATTGTTGAGGGGTGATATTGGGACCGGGAAAAGTACTATCATGCAGATTTTAAACCGATACGGGTATTTCACACGTGGCAAAGCGAAGGGCGGTTATCCAGTCGGTGGTTTTAGGATAGACTCGGCTTCCTTCATTGCGAATAGCTTTTCAATGCGTGGAAAGGATGCGCTAGAGTTGTACACGTACAACAACGGTGCGCCGCGAATGATTTGTTTCGATGAACTAGGACGAGAACCAATCCCGGCGAAGTATTTCGGCACTGAGTTGAACGTGATGCAGTATATTTTTCAATGTCGGTACGAGTTGAGACATGAAGCGATGACCCATGTAACGACAAATCTAACGATCAAGGAAATACAGACTATTTACGGTGCGTATATCGCGGACCGAATAAACGAGATGTTCAATGTTTTAGACTTGAACGGAGCTAGTAGAAGATAATTAAAACAACGAAACTATGCGAAGAAGAAAAAAGAAATTCGTCTATTTCAAGAAAATTCCGGTTCGCGTCGATCTGGACCAATGGCGGCGACTAGACAAGATCAAAACCGACTACCATTTCAAGAGTACATACGAAATCATGCAGTACATTTTAGGCTGTTTTCTCCGGGTTGCTGATCCGATGCCCGACGATGACGACGAAGAAGTATTACCGGACGAAATCAAAGAAATGTTCTATGATCTATCAGAAGCAGAACGACATTTCGAGTATGTAAAACCAAAACGAAAACTACCACAGTACAAGGTGGACGAAATGCACGGACAAAAACGATTAGAAGGATTTTAATATGATTAGAAAACTATCAAACACAAACTATTTGCACGACGTATCAGTAGACCCCGTCGCAGCAAATGAACGAAACCGGAAGTATATAGATCGGTTTGTTTCAGAGAATTATAACGGCTTAGTAGCCAAGTTTTCACCTTTAGACGGCACGATAAATTCAAGCTCATACGGAGCACTCGACAAACTAAACGAAACGATCCTGTCACTTTACACTGATCCAGATTTGCACTTTTCAAGTTGGATCGAAGCGAAACAGTATCTATCGAGTAAGTTTACAGAAAAGGCGATCCGCGTTCCAGTGAAGAAGCCTGTAAAAAGTGAAGATGAAGTTATTAACGAAGAGCAATAAAATTATGAGTAAAATCGGACTTATTGATGTTGATGGACATAATTTCCCGAATTTGGCTTTAATGAAGTTGTCCACTTACCATAAAACACAAGGTGATACGGTTGAGTGGTATTCTGGAATAGAACGCTATGATAAAGTGTATATGAGTAAGGTGTTTACATTCACGGAAGATGATGGTAGGGTAATACAGGCAGATGAAGTCGTAAGAGGTGGAACGGGGTATGATATAGTCTCAAAGTTACCCAAAGAAGTTGATCACGTTACAAATCCCGATTACTCTCTCTATCCAATGCACAAATTTAGTATTGAGTTTTTTTCACGTGGATGTATTCGAAATTGCTCATTTTGCGTAGTTAGGAGAAAAGAGGGAAAGATTGCCCCTGCTTTCCCAATGGAATTAAATCCGGCAGGGAAACACATTGAAGTATTAGATAACAATTTCTTTGCTAATCCCCAATGGCGTGATGCTGTATCGTTTCTGAATGCTACCAAACAGCCTGTTAATCTTCACGGAGTAGACGTAAGGATAATGAACGAAGAGCAAGCTAGCGCTCTCAATTCAATGAGATTGAAGGGTAGTAGTATTCATATTGCTTGGGATAATCCGAAAGACAATATTCTGCCAAATCTGAAAGCTATGATAAAGCAGGTAAAACGCTATAAAATCTCGTGCTATGTCTTGATCGGATATTGGAGTACACCAGAAGAAGATTATTACCGGGTAACAAAGTTGGCGGAATTAGGCATTGCCCCATTCGTTCAATGCTATCGTGACTATGATAACGAAAGGATTCCGATGCAGTATGAGAAGGACTTTGCCTCGTGGGTGAATAAAAAAGCACGGTTCAAGTCGTTTGATTTTGCGGACTTCTCACCACGTAAAGGATTTAAATGTAGTCGGTATTTTAATCAATAACAAATGTAAATATGAACTATTATCCAGATAAAAATCAAATACCGACAGGATTTGAAGAATGGTCTTTTACCAACATGCCAGAAGATGGGGAAATTGTAGAAGTATTATGGTATGGGAAAGTGGAAAATATGAGATTCGATAAGCCATATATGGCGTTCAATCTTCCAGCTATTACCCGTTTAGGTGGATGGTCTTTAGGTAGTAAGCACCAAGAAGGGATCACTCATTTTAGAAGAATTAAATCATAACAAGAATAATAATGAATAAAGATAATATTATTCCATCGATGACGCATCCTTATGGGATGTGTTGGCAACAGCCGCCAACCTAC